TCAAAATGGCGCGTCGTGTTGGTCAGAATTCAGGGCGTTATGTTAATCACAGCGATAAATAAAACGCTAATCGATCAAAAAACTCTCAAATTGCATCCAGAGCCGTGCCTTTTCCTTGTGTTTTGTCCAGAAGAGGATGGAAGTCAGTCGAACGTCGCTGCCGGAAAACAGCTTTTAAAAGTGTCTTCCAAAGACGGATATCTTAACCTCCGCGATGGACCCGGCACTGGCCATACCTTAATATCATCTATGCCGGCTGGCTCTATCGTGCGACAGGTCGGCAGATGCGTAAAGGGCGACGATAATGTCACCCGCTTTAAGTGGTGCAACGTCGAATGGAATGGTAGCACCGGATGGGCATCGGCCTACGGGCTTGAACTTGCGGAGGCGAAACCGGAATGAGGCATTAAATCGATGGTTGCGCGTCCATTGAGCTTCGGGACATGAACTTGAAGCTTTTGTTTCGGGTTCCGCGTTACCAAGCTTCGCTCTAGCCATCTCGTCGAGCGGTCGCAAGTGACTGAGCCTTTCTTTTCGGCGCCGTCGGCCCGGTCGAAGCGCCACCATGAAAGCCGCAAGGAGTGCCTCGCCGTGTTTTCGCCGCGCATCTGCGTTTCACAGCCCTCGTCTTGCTAAGCTGTTGCGTGCTCGGTGTGGTCATGGTCATAGCGGCTTCTGGCTAAGGCAATAAGCTGGCGCTTCGTAAGGCCAAGCGGCGGATCGATATGCCCCTCGTTGACGGCCTTCCCCAGAAAATGAACCGCCCAAATGTCATGCTTCGTTTGTTCATGCCGATTTCGGGCCGTAGCCAAAGCCTGCCTCGCGTAGGGGTTTGCATTGTGCCCGTTGGCCCTCTCGAAGCGCTCGATTTGAGCAACCTCCTTGTGAAGGTCGGCTTCAAGACTTTTTGCCACCGTAGAGAGCGCGGAATTCATCGCGTGGGTCTTCGAGCGGACACCGCCTCCCGATGCGAAAGCCTGCGCGTCATGGCCGTGTGCGTGACCGGGATTGTATCGGCTGCGAGCAAGCCGGATAAGGCTTTCGCGAGCGAGGTGGAGTTGAGGCATGTGATTACCCTCTTCGACCTCACGGCCCAATGAGTTCAACGCCATGACATCTTGCGCAAGGGCTTCCCTTTTCGCTTTGGCGCGCTTGATCATGGTCTCGGAATGCAGGTTTGGCGCCCGGAAGTGCTTGCTTTCGAAGTTGGACAGCAAGCGCGTGGCTTCCTTGAGTTCACCCTCCAAGCCCTTTCGCACCTCCAAAATGGCGCGAAGCAATGATTTCGTTTTGTGGTCTTGGCCTGCGTGAAGAGCGCCGCCTCGGGAGAAGCCTTCTTGCGGAGCCTGCGCTTCTTTCAGAATGTCGCCGGCATCTTGAATATCTTCTCTAATCGAAGGGCCGATCATTGCCGCTGGCCTTGGGAGAGGAGTATTATTGCCTGCGGCGACTTGATCAATGCCCCCTGGGCGCTCTCCTGAAAGGCGTACAGCGCGTTTTACAGGATCTTCCTCCCGGCGATGCTCCATGAAGGCTCGCATGGGATGATCGCGGCGCTCGATTTCCTTGCGGCCTCTATCCCAATATTCGGAATCCGCAAGGTCTTCGTCGGAGGGGTTGTAACCTTCGATGGCTGCGCGGCCAATATCGGCGGTCAGTCGAGCTGGGCCAACATAGGGCCCTAGATAACTTGCCTCGTTCGCGGCTTCTCCCAAGAAGCGTCCCGTATGAGGCGGAAGCCTTATGCCGCCATCTTCATCAAGGCCAGAAGACCCTCCATCGCCTCCGGGGCCTTCTTCACGCCCCTTGGCCGCCCGTAGTGCGCTTTGAATGGCTTCGTCTTGGGCGCTTCTTGCTTCGGCAGGCGTCGAATACATGGATGACAAAGCTGCCCCACCAAGTAACCCGGCGCCGACTAGACCGGGAAGGCGCCGGTAAGGAGGACTAAACGCCTTTGAAACCGAGCTTATATCCCTCGGATTGAACCGATCATGGCTTGCCAGGATTTCATCGACAACGGACTTCGGCGTATTCGGGTTATTGAGGACGGATTCTATGATCTTTCTGTTCTCAGCCAAGTCTTTCCCAGGAGGAATGCCAAGCCGATTGAGAATTTGAACGGCGGCCTCTTTTGGCCGGAGGTCTCGGCCACGTAAGTCGAAATCGCTAGGTCCTTGGCTTTTCGGCGGCACTGCATCGTTGCTGCTGCCGCCGCCAGAACCCTCTTCTGGAGGTGCGCCCTTTGCGGCTTTAAATATTCCTCCGAGGACAGATCCAGCGCCCCATCCTTCGCCCACGTTTCCCCAAAATCTGTCAACATCCGCGCCTTCAGGGTCTGTCTTTTCTATCTCGCCAGCTCGCTTTAACGCTCCATACCCGAGCAAACCTGTTGCAAGGCCTTCCGCTATATACGGGGTCAAAATGCGCGCCGTGCTGGCTCCGGGTTTTGGCGTATCAGCAAAACGGTTAAACATTGTCGAAACCACGCCGGGAATAAGCGCGGCTGGTTCGCCTCCATATTTTCGATACCAATCATGCGTCGGTCCCTCTAGATATCTTTGATTTTTCCCGAGCGCGTTGGTTGTCAGTTCAGTTTCCGCAGCGCCTGCCTTCAGCATTTTGCCCTGCGGACCTTCATCAAAGGCCTTTAGCTGGTCGTCAATTTTCTGGTTCTGTTCCTTGAATGCTGCTTCGCCGCCGACAGCCGGATTCCATATCCATTTTTCGTTGCCGTTTTTATCCAGCACCTTTTTTTGAAAATCGGTCGCAGGTCTGCGCCTCCGGTCAATTTCTTGCCTTTGTTCAAGAAGCTTGTTAATATCAATAGGCATGGAGTTCTCCGATCATGTCTCGATTTACTGAGTCCGTTGGCGGTCTAAGTAATTGGAAATTTCCGTTAATTGCGACGGCTGTCTGGGCTGTTATCTTTTTTGCGCTCTATCTTTCTCATTGAGAAAGTCGAAAATCATAACGAGACAACCCGCACAGCCGTTTAACAGTCTTCATTCGAGCAACCCTTTCCGACGCAGTTCCTGAATGATATCCGGCGCGACCGGTTCGCGTGGCTCCAATTGCGGTCTTAGAAGCCTGACGATCTGCTGTTCGAAAGGCACGTCCTCAGTCTCCCATGGCGGCTTGGCGCGCCGCTCCTCCGGCGTCATGTTCAGCCGCTTCTCGACATTTCGAGCCTCGACTTCACCGGCTAACCTCTCATAGAGGCCGACCCGAGCTTCGCTTGGATGCGTTTGGTAGACGCCAAAGATATCGTCTGGATTGTCTTCTAGCTCCTGATAGAGGCGTGCTCGCTCGCCAGCGACCTGCTCGGGCGTGAACAGCTCGGGACTGCCGCCAGGGGTGAAGCCTTCGCGCATTTGCACAGCGTGCTGAAGCTCATGCGCCAGTGTGGATTTGGCATCAGCCGGTGACCGGCCCTTTGCCCGGATGTAACCCGTGCGCATGACCGGGTGCATTGTGTCCGGGTCAAAATCGCGAGCGGCCTGGACGTAGGCACCTTCATTGCTCGGCCCTATCGACCCCTGAATTCGCTCCGGAAATTCATAGGCTCGCTTCAACATAGGGTGCGCGAAAGCGCTAAAAGTCGTGGGCCGGTAACCCTTTGGGTTCTCGTTGACTCTGCGCAGGTCCAATTTGTCATCTGGGATTTCGAAACGCCATCGCCCGTCAATGCCACGAAACCATCCTGTCTCACGCCAGATATCATCACGGGTGCGGCCGGCCGCTTCAAGCTCCTTGGCTCGGTCCATCGCTTTGAGATCGGCCGATCGAGCGCGAGGCCCGGCGAATATGTAGGCGGGACCCGAAGCATTTTCCCTTACAATTTGCTTTTCAAATGGATGGCTTTGCGTTTCCCATGGTGGTGTCTCCCGGCGTTCGTCCGGCGTCATGTCGCGGCGCGTTTGCACGTTGCGGGCTTCGACTTCCGCCGCGTTCCGGCGATAGCGATTGAAGGCAATTCCGTCTACCCAGGACGATGGCATGAAACGGCCAAGAGTTGTGTCTTCGAGGCGTTCGGCTTCTTGATACGGACTAAGCGGCGTTGCGAAGCCTTCACGTTGCTGAATGGCGTGCTGAAATTCGTGCAAGCTAACGCTTCTAGGGTCTATCGTTTCGGGCGCGTCCGCCCTCACTGCAAGATGTCTACTCTCAGGATCATACGCACCCCCTGGGATTATTTCGCCCGGTCCATAATTTGCCGGGTTCGGCCGGAAATATTCGAGCTTGCTTTCCCTTAATTCGGGGTAGGCATTGAACAGCTCGGGATGGTCAAGAAATTCCGACGCTTGCCCAACGCGGGCTTTACCAAGCGGTACACTCTGCCAGTCCGGGCCTTTCCATATCGCTCCATTATCGGGGATTTCGAAACGCCATTTCTGATCAAGCGGATGCTGAAACCAGCCGGTTTCTTTGAAAATGGTATCCGCGTCATGCCCGGCAGCCTGCATCGATTTCGCGGCGTTCAGCTTGTCAAGGTTCGCGGTTTTGGCGGATGGCCCCGCCAACATGCCGACTGCTGGTGCCACATTTTCGAGATAGTTTTGCGCTGACGGCGATGGTTTTCCGGCAAATGGATTTATGAGCTGGTTTACGACTTCGACGCCTGTCCCAATAGGATTTGAACGGGATGGCGCTGGGGTAGCATTATCTCCTTGCTGTTTTCGTACACGGTCAAGCCCCTCTTGCAGCGAAAAGGGAACGTCAATCAGAGGGTTCAAGCGAGGAACTTCCGAGAACGCGTTATAAAGCCGCTTCGAACTCTCCGGTGCATAGCCTTCCCATTGCCGATTTTCCCAGTCCGAAACAGAGTTGGCTGCACCAAGGATGCCCTGTTTGAGGTAATCCGCTGCTGGCGATTTTAATCCTGTTCCGCCTTGAGGGGATGGCATGCCGGTCGGATCGAGGCCTTCATAAGTGTCGTAAGCCGCCATCGGCAGGGCTGGAATGGGGTTTACCCTTAGGCCCTGCTCTCCGGAGTCTGAAAACGAGTTGATGAGGTTAGCCGCTCTGCGCTTCCACGCGTCCAAGCTGAGCATGCCGCCGTCTGGCGTACCATTCGTGTATTGGTCTTCGAACGGGTCATGATCGACCTGAGCGGTTTGGTCGGTCATGGCGCAGCCTGCGGCCTCTTAGAGGCCTCGAAGCGCTTCCGGCCTTCGCTGATCTTGAGTTTGGTCTCGTTGCTCTGACAACGGCTTTCAGGAGGGCGCCGCTTCTGGGCTTCGACGATGCGAGCCCGGCCTTCGGGGGAAAGAGGCCGGCCGTTTGCCCAGCGTGTCTCCCAAAGGTGCTGCATGGTCTCGCGCGCGCGTACTGCTTGGCGTTCTCTTGCCTCGGGCGTCGAAGGTCCGCCAGGCACGATGCCGGAGTGAACGGCGCAAAATCCCGTCTTAAGCGACTGCGCTTTGCAGGGCTCGCCGCGCCGGGTTTTCGCTTGGCATCTCGGACGCATGCCGCGCGGCAGCTCCGTCAGCTTCAATTCCGCTGGTATTTGCACGTTCACGCCCCGTAAGGCGCAGATATTCCACGAAGTCCGCAGCGGCGCGCGGCGGGAACGAAAAACAAAAGGTCGAAAAATTCCTGCGCAGTTGATTATGCCAAACAAATATCATGCTTACGCGCGTATTTCAAATAAAAAGATGTAACAACACCGCGAGTTTAACATGGTTTGGTTGCGGTGTTGCTTGCCTAAACTGTGCTTTGCTTCATTCAGGCGCTGTTTTTTGTTCCAACTCTATGGCTGCCCCTGCAGTGGCAAGCCTCAACAGCGCCGTCTCAAGCAGTTTGGCCGCAGCCTCGAAAAATTCCTGCGCGCCAATCAGATCCGAAACAAGACAATCCCCTAAAGGCTTTTCACCGCCCACAAAATCAGTCTGGCTAGCCAAGCCTTTAACCTTCTCCTCAAGCCGGGACTTATCGAGTTCCAAAAGGCGCAAGCCGAATTGTAGCATAGTCAGGTGATGCGCGGCGCATTCAGCGGAAGGCTGTTTGATCGGCGGGACGGGCTCGAATTCAACAGCCGCCCAGGTGGCGAGTTCCGAGGGCGTTTCGTTAGACAGCATGGCGCACCTCCCCCTGAGAGCGAGGTCTTTGCGCTCCTGATCAAATCCGCCGCTCTAAGGAGAACGGCTTCATCGGTCCACTCCTCGGACTCACGATAACTCGCAAGGCCAAGGTCTTCGGCCTTGATTCCCGCTTCCTTTTCAAGAAACCCCGTCACTGCGCTAATTAACCGTTCGACGGCCTCCGACTCCTCTTGGCCAGCATTGGCCGTCCGGTGGCCGACGAGAAGCGTCAAAATATAGGCTTCGCGCAGAGTGTTGGGCACCTCATAGCTTACCGCATCTTCGAGCGCCGCCTTACGACTCCACACCATTCGTTCTCTGGCTTGAAGGTTAAAGATAAGGGGGCGGGCTCGCTTGGCGTCCTCCCCTTCACCATTCTCAATCTCGCTAAGTCGCACCCTAAGCGCTTCAATCTGTTCCCCGAGCGCCTGGAGTTTGGCGATCTCAGCCGCGAAGTCTTCAATGCGGCTAGGCTTTTCCGTGGGAATAAGCGCCCGTTTTTCGGCCCGGCGCGGTTCGATACGGTCGGAAGTAATCATTTACATCTCCTCAATACGAAAGGGCAAGTCTGCGCTTTGAGCGAAAGCTCTGCTATAGCGCGAGGGTAACAGTCAGGAAAGATCGCCGCCGGGCCGGGCAAGGATGATCCGCGCCACATAATCCGCCTCGTTATCGAGGCGGTTGCTGATCTCGCCAACGCGAGCGGCCAGATCGGCATCTTCGGCGCGGAAGAAATCGCGGACGCCTTCGCAGAGCGCCCTGGCTTGCCGCAAGAAGCTCGCGGCGACTTTCAGTTCTTGGAGACTTAGAGGCATGTTCGGTCCTTTCGGGCAAAGCTTCGCCGTTCGCCGAATCCTGGGGAATTCGGTGGTTTTTCCCTGTATCGAGAAGCGAAATCTTGATACGTTCAGGATCATAAGGCATGATACTAAACGCATCAAGAGGCAATGCCGACAATTGAACAGATAAAGGCAGCGAGGGCGTTGCTGGGCTGGTCGCAGGAGGATTTGGCCGCTCAATCGAGCGTATCAGTTCCAACAATTAAACGCTTGGAAGCGCCGGGGAAATTTCGGGTTTCAGATGAAGCGAAGGCCAAAATCGTCAGCGCACTTCAGGCAGCCGGCATAGAATTCACAAACGGCAAGAAGCCGGGCGTTCGGTTAAACAAGGGGGGAAGCTGAGATGAATGATTTGATAGATAACCTCAAACGAATGGGCCGTTGGTTAGACGCGGAATCCGTCCGTCTATTTCACGAGGTCGCATTACGAGGCCACATCTTACGAAGTGAGTTCGACGACGAGGTTTTGATCGAGAGGTTCGGGATGGACTATTGGACCGTCACGCCCTTTGATGAGAATGGCCAGCCGTGCGGAGAGTCCCTAGCCATGGCATACTTCGCTTTCGACGATGGCGACATCGAAGGATGGCTCAAGCGGACGCCGGTTATCTACACCGAGGCAGACATTCCGGCCCGCATCAAGTCTATGGATGTTTACGGTCGAACCTCCGATGAGGAGCGCGAGGCCGACAAGGCGCGCCGAGAGAGGGAAATGCGCGAATACGAATACGAATTAATGCTGTGCCAAGCTGACGGCACTATGCACTGAATGGGGATGTGCCCGGCGTGCGCAGGCACTTGCGTTAAGACTGGCAGAAGGGCACAATTCACCATGGCTGACGAACCGGAAAATCATACGCTCCGGCTGCTTCGCGAAATCCGCGAAGAGCAAACCTCGTTCCGTGCCGAGATGCAAATCGCGGTGGTCACTCTTTCGGCCGATCTAAAGATCGTCAAAGAGAAGGTCGAGTCGATCGATGACCGGCTCGAAACGATCGAAGGGCGGATGAATTCGGTGGAGCGCCGGCTGGGCCGCATCGAGACCCATACCGGCATGGTGAAGGCTTGATGCGGCCCGCAACTGTTCCAGTTGTTGAATTCAACGCTATAACGCGTCTCCTGCTTGACCGTAATGCGTGGGCCTAATAATGGGAAGCCTTACTGGAGCGTAGCATAACGCTTCCATCGCCGCGCGTTACATCTGTCACAGATCGCAAATCGCTAGGTTAGTTTGGGACAGCGCAGTTCAAACCGCTAATTTGAGAACCCTTGTATCGGGTTGACATACGTACCGGCCTGAACTATATTAACAGGCATGGAGGACATACCCATGTCTAAGATCACAACGGTAAAGCAGTTCCTGGAGCAGTTTCCCGATGATGATGCCTGCTTGGCGCATCTGATGGAGACCCGTTTCGGCTCGGAACTTGACTGCCCGAAGTGCGGCAAGCACGGCAAGTTTCACCGCATCCGCAGTGAGCGCGCTTTCGGCTGCCAGTGGTGCGGCCATCACATTCACCCAAGCGTTGGAACGCCCTTCCACCGCAGTCATACGCCGCTGCACAGTTGGTACTATGTCATGTACCTGTTCAGCGTCACGCGCCACGGCGTGTCCGGTAAGGAAATTCAGCGCCAGCTCGGTTGCTCGTATGAGACGGCTTGGCGCATGGGCCATGAAATCCGCAAGTACCTCGGGCAGATCGACGGCAACGGCCCGCTTGATGGCGATGTTGAAGCCGATGAGGCTTATGTTGGCGGCGCGCGTCCCGGCAAGCGCGGCCGCGGCGCTGGCGGCAAGGCAGTTGTCTTCGCGATGCAGGACCGCGATGGCGAAATGATTGCCAAGGTCGTTCCGAACGCCCAAGGCGAAACGCTTAAGGGCGAAATCGAAGCGCATGTAGTTAAAGGGTCTACCATTCATACCGACGAATGGAGCGCTTATCGTGGGCTTGATAAGAAGGGTTACACGCACAGCACAGTTGACCATGGAAAGAAGGAATACGCCCGCAACGGAAGCCATGTGAATACCGTCGAAGCGTTCTTTGGCATCTTCAAGCGCTCGATCCGGTCCACCCACGTCGCGATTAGCCAGAAACATTTGCCTAAGTATCTGATGGAGTTTGAGTTTCGTCAGAACCTTCGGAAGGTTCCGCATCTGATGTTTCTTCGGATGATTGCTTTCCCGTTATAAGGGAAAGCAATCGCCAGAAGCGGGATTCGCCTTCGGGGTGCGGATCTTTTGGCTCGTGCTCGGCGGCAAACTCTTCAAGCTTGCCTTCTCTAATCGCTTGCTTGAGGTTCAATGTTGCCATTTCCTACTCCCTCTTTTCGCGGGAGGGAGATTGGTCAAGCTGTCGCCTTAACAGTTCCAATATCAACCCAAATTGCTTGGCGTTTTCTTCTTGCTGTCGCCTAATCTCAAGCACCTGCTTAGCATTCTCGTCATTTAACCGCTTGTTCTCAAGCGTCTGTCCAACAATGCCGCCAGCAAATTGAGTTCCGCTGTCAAACCTTGCGCTTCCCAAAGCAATAATACCAATAGCAACGCCTATTATTGCGATTGCTGTTACAGCAAGAGAACCAATTAATTGACCAAGCGTTGGAAGATTACCTAGTTTTGCATCTATCCGACTCTCAAGTGTATCAATTTTACTGTCTGTTCTCTTTTCCGACGCCTCTATCATGGTGTTCATCCAATGATAAAGAGCTGGATCGATTGCGCTGTTCCCGCCGACCCCTGTTTGGGGAGTAATGATATTGGAAAGCGCTGCGTCTGCCGCTTCATCAGGCGGCGTTGGGTCCTTAGACCTGCCCCTAGCCATTGGACTGGCTCTTTGCGATTTGAGCCAAAAATGACTCTTCCACCGGCTTGAGCATTACACTCAAGAGGTTCTTCAATTCGATCGCGTCTTGATAACTTAAGAGGATCGCTGTTCTGAACTCGGAGGCCGCTTCCGGTGCACGGCGCTCCAAGAGCCCAATTCTCACACCGGATGGGTGAAAGGTAACTATAAACCTGTTCACAAGCGTTGCTGGTCCAGAAAACGACACTTCTAAGTCTGGATCGAGCGTCGTACTTTTGTCCTCTGCCACAAGGTCGCTCCCTTTGATTGGTAAGGAGCGAGGGATCGCACATATCCCATACGTATGTCAACCCGATACAAGGGTTTGAGAATTCGCATGAGAAAGAAGCTTCCCAAACACTTGGGGTACGTTCCCGAGACGATCGACGGCGTGAGTAATCTCATGGTGAACCTCTCCGCCGATGGTGGGGCCGAGATCGGGAGACGCATCGAAGCGCGTAAGAATCACGCTGCTATCGCCGTGGGCCACGCCAAAGCCAAGGCCTCATCGTCCTGATACTCAATTGCTCCGGGACGTGGCAGTGGCAAGTCTCATGCGATCTGGCCATAACACGGTCATTCCTCGTCGTCATTCAGATGCTTCAAGAACTTAGCTAGATCGTCGCCCTTGAGCGTGCTTTTCGCAATATCGTTCCAAATCGTCTTGGCATCGTGGCGAGAGATGATCTGTTCATCGGTGGATCGCAGGTGAAATACCAAGTCATAGGGGTTGGTGATATTCCGGCTCGTCGATGTCCAGGCGAAGACTGTGAACGTCTTTAGATTGGGGTCGAACACGGTGGGAATGGGGCTGATGGCATTGTTCTTCGAAGATTTCTTGCTGCCGGCGCGAATGGCGGCGAGCGTCTGATCGATCCGGCCCTTATCACCTTGCAGGCTTACCTCCACGGTTCCGTCCGGATTATTCCGAGCGAAACCGGCGAGATTGTACATGATCGCCTCCTTTTGGATCATGGCTCGGAAGCCGACCTTCTGAAGGTTCGCGCCGCGTACACTGCCTTTAAAGGCTTGTTGCTGCGCACTGGCGTCGCCTGCGGCCAAGATGGCGCCTCCACTTGAAAGAACTGCGGCAAGCAGCAGGGCAAAACGATATCCGGCCCGTTTCCAGACCCTTACTCGACTTGGATTAAAAAACCAGGGCAATGTCACAACCTACCCAAATGGCCCTAAACGCCGTTACCCCCGACGTAAGTCCTTGCAAAGCCCGTGGCCAGGAAATGAGCCCACGACGCACTGCCGTTCTCTTGGGCGCGCTTCGACGCAAGGAGGTGGTCATACGGAACCGTAATCATCTCAACTTCGACCCGATCGGCCTGAAAGTCGATGATGGCATACCGCGCATGCGGGCTGCCGGTCTCCGACACGTGGGCTGGCGGCGTTAGATCCTCGTAGGCGGGTAGACCGACACTTGCGGGGTTGACAATGACGCAATCGTCAATCGTTACCACTCGGGCAATGTGGCTGTGACCACATAAGACAACCGTTGCGTCTATGGCTCTGATCCGTTCGGCAATTTCTTGCCGAGATGCTAGAGCAAGCCGGCCGCCAACGACATTTTCTAACATGTATGCGTTGTCATCGTCGGCCCGGCCATGGCAAGCGAAGAGGCCGTCTGCGAGCTTCAGCGTGGAAGGCAAGGCGCGAAGCCACACAAGCTGTTCGGAATTCAACGTTCGCAGCGCGAAGGCATCGGATGGATATTGTTCAGTAGCCGCTCGTTCTGTGACCCACCGATCATGATTGCCGCGCACAGTCGGCCAACCCAACCGTATCAGCAAATCCGCCGTTTCTCTCGGCCACAAAGGCCCAGAAACACAGTCTCCGAGATTGACGACCTCATCCGCGCGACGATTTCGCAAATCTCCGACAACAGCTTCGAGGGCCGGAAGATTGCCGTGGATGTCTGCAAGGACTGCGATACGCATGCAATCAGCATACAAAACTTACAAGCCAAACTGCCAGTCGCTTTTTTGCCGCTTCGCACCCTTATGCGCGGCCGGGCACGGCACGCCTCCGCAAGGCGCTGACGGAAAAGGGAAAAATCTGTTTAGGCCATCTGTATCAGATTGGCAGCATCTGAAACAGATGCAAGCTCGCCAGCCAGCACATCGGATTGGGGGTGCAGGGAGCAGGTGTAAGCGCCGACGCCCGCCGGTAGTCCGGCAACGGGGAAACTCTATACCGGATAGAGCGGGCCTGTGTCTGTCCGGTATTGCCTGGAGGCACGCTGCCGCTTATCAAACTGTTCGGTGCGCCGGCTCAAGAAGCCGTGCTCCCTCAGCCACCATAGGGCTTGCGTGGCGCTGTCGGTGATATCCGAGAACCTTCCCCTCGGGAAACTAGCCATTTCATCAATTGCGGTGGCAGCCCATCTGCGCCAGTTTCCGCTTGCAAACGGGTCTTTATGATCATCTGGCACCCACGGCGCCCAAACCTGGTCCGCCGAAAAGATGGGCTGAACGCGGTAGGCGCGTGCGATTTTGTCGAGCCCCTTCGGATCCACGAGTTCGAATGAACATTTCCCGCGATAGAGCCGGATCATCTCAGTGTTCACATCGATGCCAGACGCCTTGTTTTCGATAAGGAGCCGGTCAACTTTGAATTGCTCGATCGCGTCGGTGACGTGTTCGACGAGACCCCAGCCTGGCTTTGTTCGCGCCTTATACTGTTCATTTGTTTCGCCCTGTTCACGCTCCTCCGTAGGACCATGAAGGACAAGCCATTTACGCCATGCCTGAAGGAGCATAACGCAACGCTCCCCTTCCCATTCGAAGGTCCCCCAAACGGTAAGCGCGGACGGATCATTTTGCTGCTTTGCGGTGAATGCGGGATCAAGAGACGCAATAATGTAATCGCAAGCAGGCCATTTCTGCTTTCCGCTGGCGTCGATTTTAGGCGCCCAAGGCTGCCAGTATTCCCGCTTGAAAATACCGCCGCCTCTAGGCTCTGGCCGTTGCTGATATTGGCCAGCGAATGCAAAGTCGCCCATGCGTTTCGCCTCCGCTACGGCTGCGGGCGGATAGCGTTCAGGCCAAAAGCATTCACCGTCCTCGGTTCGAGGATCGCTCCATCCGATTTCGGTTTCACAGCGGCGCCCTTCCTCAAACAGCAGCGGAATATATAGGTGGACGTAGGGCAGCTCATCACTGAGGATGATGCCGCTCACGTCTTCTTCATGCGATCTTTGCTGAATGACGATGATTACGCTCTTCACCATGTCGTTCAGGCGGTTTGAGGCTGCCTCTCTAAACTTGGTGCCGGTCGATTTACGGATGGGGTCCGACTCGATGTCCGCGACGTTGTTGGGGTCATCGAGGATAAGAAAGTCCGCACGCTTTCCGGTAACACTCCCGCTCATGCCGACCGCCTGCTTAAAGCCGGTCCGGTCGTTCTCGATGAGCTGCTCGCCGGCCTTTGTCAGCGTAAACACGTCGCCGTAAAGCCGCTGATATTCCTCGCTCTGAACGAGATTTATGAGCTTCCGGTTGTCTCGCTCTGGATTTTCGGTGCTGTAGCTCATGCACAGAAAACGGATAGCGGGCTTTTGCTTTGGTCCCCAGAGCCAAGCCGGAAAAAAGACCGACGACAGGAGCGATTTCATCGCACCCGGCGGCACATTTTCGAGCAGACGCTTGATCCGGCCGTCTTCGGTCGCCTCAAGATGGAGCGCAATTGCTTCCAGCGCCCATCCTTCAACAAATTCAGTCTCGGGCTCTAGGATGTGCCAAAAGTAACGAACGAAATGCAGCAGGCCGCCGGGGCCGCTGTGCAAATCAATCGCGGCGCGGCGCTCCTTCTCCTCAAGCACTTCGAGGAGTTCAATTTTCTTCGATCGCGGTAATTGCTTTAAATCCATGGTTCTCAATCAATTTTGCCAGCCGTTCGTCAAGTTCGTCATCGGCGAGCCCGTCAAGGGGAGTGCGCGAAACGTTGAGGTCGAGCCGGTCACTGAATTTTCGCGGATTTTCCTTGGAAGCGAGCCAGCGCTCAGCCTCAATTGCGACCCGTGCCGAGGCCGGATCGATTTTTCCTTCAATCACGTCCGCCTTGATTTCATCGATCCGGTCCGCCCGGAAGTCCGCACGCAACTCGCGGGCTCTGGAGAAGCGCTCGGCGAAATCGTCGTGAGCGTCGAGCCAATTATACAGCGTGCGAGCCGTCGGCATGTCCGGCAGGAGCGCTATCTTGGCGAACGACGAACCCTGGCTTATCAGCCAACAAATTTCATTACCAAGATCCTCGGTATAGCGTGAGGGCCGGGGAGCGCGTTTTTTCGTAACCGGCTCCGCTATGGGCTCGGCTACGGCGGTCTCTTTCTTGGCGGTCTTGCGCGCCATGTGCATGCGTTCCTTTAGGGTTTCGACAACTCCGAACGCAACAACAAGCGTGCCGATTATTGCCGGACCAACCAAGTCACCGAGTTGGCGACTTGCTCGAAGCCAGCGCGGCTCATTTGCGGCAACTCAAAAGCAACAGAACGCCGCTAACGATATTTTTATGCCAATGGCTCGATAACGCGGTAAACGCTACGGCGTCCGATGTTGAGGCGCTTCGCAATCTCCGTGGCGCCTAAACCTTCGTCCATAAGCTTGCGGACCTCATCCGCCTTGGCGCGGGCCGTGGGCTTCCTGCCTTTGTATTTGCCCTCAGATTTCGCCTTCGCAATACCTTCACGCTGGCGTTCAAGCATGATTTGCCGCTCGAATTGCGCAATCGACGCGAGGATGTTGAACGTCAACTCCTCGGCAGGCGTCGCGTTGCTCAGGCGCGGATCGAGGATCAAGATCGCGGCGCCCTTTTGCCGGAGCCGCTTGGCGATCTCGACCACGTTCGAAACACTCCTCGCGAGGCGGTCGAGCTTGGTGCAGATCAATACGTCGCCCTCCCGGCAAAACTCAATAGCAGCCTCAAGCTGAGCGCGGCCTCCATCGACGCTCGAAAGCTGCTCCTGGAATATCTTCTCGCATCCGGCTGCCTTCAGATCGCGGACTTGGGCATCTAGCCCTGCGACCTGTTCGACCGTGCTCGTTCTCGCATAGCCGATCTTCATTTTGTGCCTTTCTGAGCCTTTGAAGTCTTAGACTATGTGGCCTGATGCGTGTCAAAAGTCAAATCCTATTTCAATGGCACAGAAAGCGCCATCTCTGCCTTTGCGCCGTTAGACCTAGGTCTATTGGCACGCCAGCGGCGCATGTATGCCGCGTGATAATCCCGATGGCGATCCAGGTTCTTCGCCCTCCATCTCAGGTTTCGCGCTACCGCTCCTTTTTTTTCGTGAGGTGACGCGTGAGGTGATGTTGGCGCCGTGTGAGGTGACGCTTGCGTTGGGTGAGGTGATGGGGCTGGCGCGAGAGTAGGGCTTGACGCTTTCCTCATACACGAGTGCACGCCGATCTTCGCCACCATGTTATCGCACCGGCTGCAATAGCGCAGATCGCTCATTCCGCAACCTCTGCCTTGACCCATCTGCCGCGAACTCTTGGCTGCCCGGCTGCCTTCTCTCGCAGAAACGCTTTGACCTCTTTGCTATGCGGAGGCGTCGCGCCGCCGTGGAATTTGCATCTGCGCTTTCCAGGAAGCGGACGGCATTGGCAGGGTTTCCCTTGACGGTTTCTTGCGCCGCAACGGAAATTCGCATCGGCCATCGCCTTCGCAGCGGGCCATGACGGTGCTTCGCCCGAATAAAGAAGGCGTCGCGCCTCGCTATCGATCTCTTGCCGGAATTCAGAGCGCATTTTGGATCGCCCATGCCGCGCATGCGGGAGACGGTGAAGGCGATGAGGCGAAAAGCGTGCTCATTTTCAATGTCTTATCCGTAGCTTGTCGAGGTCTTCCTTCGTCAGACGCGGGTAATAGAACTCGTACCCGGCGCAATGGTGCTCAGGGGCAGTGAGGCTTTCGATCAAATCGCACAGTGAGGGCGGCAGGGTGCCGTCGTCGTTTGCTGGAGGTATTCGCCAGTACCGGCAGGAGCCACAGGCTGGACTTGGATTGGAAGAGGTTGGCTTATTCATTTTTTGACACCTGTTCCCATCTCATCCACGGCAAGGGTTGTCACGAGCAGATCGATGGCGGCGAATTTGAGCGCCTCGTTTACCTTCCTGACCATGCCCTCCATTGCGAGACCGAAGATCACTTGGCGGCGCTCTTCATCGCTCCGGCCGCTGGCGAGAAGCTTTTTCATGAAGTGATCCGCTGTGGCTTCGGGCTCGACCTTGTCGATGTGCGTCTCCAGCATCTTGAGTAGTTCCGGCAGCACATCGTCGCCCCAGAACCCGTCGGCCAACAGTTCTGATGTTTTTAAATCTTGGGCAATCATCGGTGGGCCTCGTTCCATTTTGTCGCCAATGCCTCGCAATGAAAGGTGACGGCATCCTCGACGATTTCGCCCACCGTTTGAACGGGCTGCCCCTCACGGATTTGACGCGCGATCTCTTCGCGAATAAGCCGGGTGGCTTTCGGGCTAAGGGTGATTTTCAGGCGGTCGTGAAGGTGGATGACGTTTGCTGCCGGTGTGGTCTGACCTTCGGCCATGGGCGGTTTCCTCAAATTGGCAGTTGGTCATTGAAGTCGTCGCGGCCCGTGACGCGAGGTGCCTGCCGGTGGATCGATCCGGCGAAACTCGCCATGCCCGGCCCTGAATCTGAGGATTCGCGCTTGGGCTTGTTGCGGCCAATGGCTGACACGCCAACCTTTTCGACCTTGAAGGCTGAGACGCTCAGCCCGTGCTTTTGCTCGCCCTGCTTGTCTTGCCAATGGTCAAGTTTAAGATTGCCTTCGATGTAGGCGCGATCCCCCTTCTTGAATGAGGACGCTACCCGCTCCGCAGTGTCTCCGAAGCAGGAGACGCGAAGCCAGGTCAGCACATCTTTGCCATCGTCAGTGACAGCGGTCATTACCCCGATATTGAAACTGGCCCAGGCATTTCCGCCGCGGGATGTTCGCAGTTCTATGCTCTCTGAGCCGATGACGCCGAAGAAGGCGCACTCGATACTTTTCATGATGATTTCCTCTTCGCCGCCGCGATGCCCTTCATGGCAGCGGCGGACGCTTGTGTTTCTGGGATGTTTTCACGCACTGACGCAACGAGACGCGCGACGATATCGGCTTCGGTCATCAAGCCGGTGCGAGTATAGTTTTCGTAATCGATGAAGGCCTTTGCACATATGGCGCCGTTCGGAGCGCGAAGGAGGCGGGCGAGAACAGCGCTCATGATTGCCTCCTGACCGCACTATTTACGGTCGAGATCGCTTTGGGCCTTTCTTCCCCAGCGGAGACTGCCGCGGCTATGAAGGCTTGCTTGGCGGAAGATGTTAGAAGCCCTTGCTCCTCGGCGCGGCGCGCGGCCCAGTACAACGCGTTGTTCCTATTGCCTTGCCGAGCATGTGCAACATGATCGACGAGGTGGCGGATATCTCCCGGTGCGGCCATCGCTTGGCGTGGAGGAGGTGGAGGCGGCAGAAGCCTTTCCTTCATCCAAGCCGGCATCCGGGGGAGCGGTGCATCGAAGGGTGAAATGTCCCAGCGATAAAAACCACCGGGACCTTGATCTGAGGCCCGTGTCCAAGATGGAGTAACGAGGATAAAGCCTCCGCCTTTTTTGATATCGACGCCCTTTGCGAACTTGCCGCGGGCCTCCTTGAGCCAGTCCTCCCATTGGAACAGCAGATGAAATCCGCCATTTCCGGTCTTTTGGCGCGGGCAAGTGGGGAAGGCATAGCCCGAGGCCGCAAGCGACCGGATTGAGACATCTCCGCCATTTCGGGGATCTACGTCGAGAACCGCGAATCCGCTATCGGGGCCGCATGCCGCCCCTATGTTCCCGCCGGGGCACATCTTGGCTAATTCCCGGAGGCGGTCCGGTTCGTTCGTGGCGTCATAGACGCCGCTTCCGCCTTTCCACTTCGCAAGAAATGGCCGCTTCCATCCACTCTCAAGGAGCAGGACACGCCAGTTAAGTCCCTCAACATAGGGAAGGGCGCCGGCGAGAAAATCGACCTTCATCATGCGTACCTCTGATCAAGATTGCGGATGACGTTGCAGGGCATGTCGCAAAAGACATCGAGCGTTGATGTCTCGTCGTTCCTGGCTTTGGCGATGGAGATTTCGAGAATGTGCCGTGTTGCGGCGAGGGCCGCTTTGCGGGCCTCCTCTTCGGCCGGCTTATCTTCCTTGGACCTTTCGAGGTAATAGGCCGCCCGGTAGACGAAAATCACACAATCGGCGTCTTGCTCGATATTGCCGCTTTCGCGCAGGTCTGAGAGTTGCGGGCGCTTATTGTCCCGGCCTTCAACCTGCCGGTTGATCTGCGACAAGGCCACAACCGCGATGTCTTCGGATTTAGCCAGGTTCGCGAGGCCGTTTGTTATCTCGCCAAGCTCGTAGACGCGATTGCCCTTGTAAGTCTTCGACGGCTTCACCTTTCCAATGTGGTCCACAATGACGAGACCGAGGCGCTTTCCGGCTTCGGCAAAATCGCGCGCTACTTTCCGTGTCTTCGCCGCGATCTCCGCAACTGTAAGATCCGCCCGTTCCTCGATCACGCTGGGCAGGCCGGCGCGTTTTGATCCGGCTTGAATGAAGCGCTCAAGCTCACGGTCGTCGAGTTGTTTCTTGATTGCCCGGCTATAAGGGATGCCCGCTCCGTTCGTCCATGTGGCCTCACTTGCGACACGGGCGAGCCAAGCGTCTGACGACATTTCCAGCGAGAAGATCAGGACGCCATGGCCTGCGAGCGCCGCGGACGTTCCCCAATTAACGCCAAGCGCTGATTTGCCCATGGAAGGACGGCCAGCGAGGATAATGAGATCACCGCGCCCAAAACCGCCGTTGATGTCGTCCAAGTCGGATATGCCGGTTGGGATTCGATCAGCATCGCCTGGCGCCTGCAAACGCTCCAGCGCTGCGGACATCGCGTCAGCGAATGTAAACGTCGTCTGACGCTCTGCTCTCAATCTGCCGATAAGCGCTTCGACCTCGCCCATATGCGCGGCGAGTATTTCTGCTGTGGGAGTGCGGAGGTTGGCGACCTGCTGAGCAAGCCACTCGCCTTGCGCTACGCTTGACCGGCGAAGACTGAGATCAAACAATGTGCTCGCAATGTCCGAAGCCGGCGGCAAATCTTCACCGAACTGGACGGTACGAAGCGTGTCGATAATGCTGGCACCACCTAAAGGATCGCTGCCGGTCAAGGCTGCGAGCGTCGCGATGTTGATCGGCCGGCCATCTTGACGCAAATCCCGCATTGTTTCGAAAACGGCGCCTCTTACCGGATCGTGAAAGTCCGATGGTTGAAGGTGGGCAACGCTATCGGCAAGCGCGTTGTTGCGGATGATCATCGCAAGGAGGGCGTTTTCGAACGCATCATTGTGAGGCATCTCAGTCATGATGCACCTCATTGGCCCTCGCGGCGTTGGCCCTTTTCTCGCGTTGTTTTCTGAGGTGGTCGCGGATCAGCTCCATGCCCTGGTCATGGTCTCGCCTAGATTGCCGTATCTTGCGACCGATGTCGGTTTGGGCGAAACGGGTGACTTCAGCCTCGAAATCATCAAGGGAGGCGGAATTGGCCCGGCTTTTTGCCCTGTTAAACAGCAGCGACAGCCAGTCCTTGCCATTAGTTTTGAGGAGATAGTCGAGCGACATGCCATCGCCGAGCTTCTTGAGATAGTCGTCGTCGGGGGCGGCTGAGAGCGCGAGCAGTACGTTCGCTGCGCCGTCGAGCTGGTTGATCCTCGACTTGATCCATCCCCGCTTTTTCGGTGGGGTCACTATCTCCTGGACCCAGCCCATTCTTTGGGCGTGGACGTTGTACTCGGCAATCACGCTATCGACCTCACGCTCGTCGCCGGTCGGCGAAGGACCGCGTGTTGCGTGTGTTATCTTCCTTTTAGAGTTCTTATTAAGAGTTATGCCCGCATGTTTGCGGGAAACCGGCTGCAAATTTGCGGGAAACGGAGCTTCAAACTGCATTTCTGCGGTTTCCGAAACCTGCAAATCTGCGGTTTTGGTTTCCCGCATTTTTGCGGGTTTCAAAAGCGCTGAAAGCTCCGCGGTAGCCCTTTGTTTGGACTCGTGCACATCGAAGGAACGAAGCGAGGTTGTGTCCTTACGGCGGGTTGAAATCTGGTAGTTGTCCTGCTTATCTTTGCTGCGTTCAAGTCCTTTGCTCGCTCGTTCGATGGCCGAGGTAGACCTATTCAGCAATGCCGCTTCTTTATCGGTGGATTGAATATAGTTGTCGCACGCCTCATTGCAGAAATAGAGCCGCAAGCGCATCAGCCGGTACTCGGCGTCGGTGACATCTGGATCAATTATCGAGCTGGCGTCGATAAGTTGTTTCTTGGTGGCCTTCGGCCCAGCATGCCTATTGAGAAATTCGGCGCGCCAACGTTCTGGTAACGTCAACTCCCGAACAGTCCTTTCGATATCGAAAAGCCGCCCGCTTAGTTCCGCACTTGGCGCTTCGGTTCTGTGCCCCATAATGCTCACGCTTCCCCCCAATGGTCATCGAAAATGGAGGGGACGGGCGCAATGGCATCACTAGGAACAACAAGGCATTCAAAATAGGCAACAGCCTCTTGATCACACTCTGACGTGATATCAAGCTTTGACGCTTTGATTCGGACGCCATAATGTTGATAGAGATGTAATGCGACGACGCTGGGACGATACCCGTTTCCAAGCATGGAGAGAGATCTATTCCAGAGTGTAAGTCCAGCCGCCGTACGCACAAACATGTACCGGGCCCGGTCGAATTCTATGAATGGATCAGTTTTCTTCGATTTACCGCGGCGTTTTTCCGCGCGATTAGCTGGCGCGCTCTTCGCCTCTTGGATATTTTGCACTTGAAATTCTTTTGCATTGCAGCGCAGAAATTTTTCTATTGTAAAATGCAAGGAAATGTATTATATCGTAAATACCGCTATTCACGATGCGCATTTCCGAGCGATTTTTGTCTTCTGCACTGGTTGATTGCCCGGAGGGCAGGTTCACTCGCCAGCGGCGCGCTGGCTGCACATTTGACGCAAACACGCAACCAAAGTCACCGCTCCCGGGCGCCGGGGGCGGTTTTTTATGCTGCGGCGATGCCCGCCTGCTTCGCCAGAAAACGATCAACGGTAGCACGGGGCCAACCTACTCGATTTCGAGTAATGCGCACCTGCGCAGGAAACCGCCGATCGCGAATTTCGCGGTACAACGTGGCTCGCGAAACTGGATAAAGCTCCAAAATTTGTTGAAGGGAATAAAATCCGAGCTTTTGAGCGCTGTCGCTATGTAACGCGCTGTTTTTAATAGTCATTGATTGCCCGCGTCTTGTTGTTCTCGGGCAAGACCTAATGGCACTCAATGAGATCAGTCAAAGGAGAACTTTTATTTATTATTTTCCGCTTAATTTTCAATCACATAATGGAATAAATGTTCTCCAGGAAGTGCCTTAGCCTCTTGCCTTCCTGCGTCACGCCCCTCGGCATAGCCCTGACGATATCCCTCATTATACCCGTCTCGCCAAAATACTGGTTCCTGAGGCTCCTCGTCCCCGTCAGTCTCAATGAATTTATATACTGGGCGGCGTTTCATAGCCAAATCGACGCGTTTTCGCGGAGCATCACCATACATACCTCGAAACAATTCGGGGTATTCGCGAGTCAACGTTGTATTCGTCGGCTCTCTGCCGGCGGCTACCATTTGATCCCAACAGTTCCGGATTTTCTGGTCTAGTTGGAGATCTCGCGCCCCTCGCGCGCGAGGAAGTTTCTTCTCACCCGCCTTAATGAGTTGCTCAAAAATGACATTAAATCTCTTTCTCGCCTCTCGAAGACCCTTTGTTGTGCCATTCTCGCCATACTCGCTAATTGTATGGAGAGCCACCACTGCAATCGATGCGCGAATGAAATTATCGCCGTTCGTTCCCTTATCAATAGGATCTCCAAGACGCCTACATAGATGAAACATTTCGTCGATAAAGGGATTCTCGGAAGTCATTTGATTATACCTCAAGGACATGCAGTAGATGTTGTTCCCAGGCCCCAATAAGTTTACGCTTTTCTGGCAAGTAGGTAGCGTGATTATATCCGACTCCAATCTTGTCCTCCGGCCGTACGTGATTTGTGACAAGGTCAATCTCAAAACGGTGAAACCCGAGATTGCCCAGCCCAGTCGAGATCGTGTGCCGCAGATCATGGACGCGGATGTCGTTCAAGCTTCCCATTGAACTTCGCGAGCGGTTCCAGCCTCTCGATATTGCGCTCTCTCCGATTGGACGTGTCTGGTCATAGGGACTCGGAAATAAAAACGGGCTGTGGCCGGACAGCTCCAACGCTCGTTCGATCAGTTTTAATGCAAGATGCGGAAGCGGAAGCGTATGATCACGCCGGTTTTTGGTGCCGCCGTCCTCGTGCTTATGTTTGAGAAGGCGCGTGCCCGGGATTGTCCATAGCTTCGCCTGAAGATCGAACTCGCGCTTGTAGGATTCCGCAATTTCATTGATTCGGCAGCCAAGAACGAGTGCGATCTTCATCGCGATTTGAAGCGGTTCCGTCATCTTTGAATTTGCCAATCCATCCCAGAAGATACGAATTTCTGCGTCCGTCATCGGGCGCTTCCGCTGCTTTTCGACACCGCGCTTTTGAATGCCGGACGCTGGATTCGAGCCGAGCAGGTCTTCTGCAACTGCGAATTTGAAGAGCTTGTTGCAGAGTGCGAGCACGCGGTTGCTCTGGTAAGAGGCGCCGCGGTCGAAGACCTTATCGCGAATGCATATGATGTCGCGCTTGGTTACATCAGCGAGCAAGAGTTTCCCTATCGCGGGAACGATATCGGCATCGGCGATATATTGATCGTTCCGCCAGCTCCGTTTTCTGGGCTTCGCATGCTGTTCTATATACTTCTCAACGAGAGCGGCGACGGTGTAAGCCTTAGAAACTCGCTGACGATCGGCAGCCGGATCTGATCCCGTGCGAGCCTGGCTTCGGAGGCGCCCTGCTTCATCTTTGGCGGACTTGAGAGTAAGCGCTGGATATTCACCAAGGGCAATTCTTATCCGCCGCCCATCTGCCTTCCGGCGGTAAAGGAGGCTCCAGACCTTCCTTGGGGGATCGCCTGAAGTGACCCGGAGACGAAGCCCCGGCGAACCCTTGATAACAAAATCCGCACGTGATCCATCAACGTTCGGCTTTGCGGATTGCACGCCTCTATCAGTAGAAATTGCTTCGTTAACTGGCATTGTCCCGGGTTTCGTGGGTTCCACATGGGTTCCAAAAATGCGGCGCTTGAGTGTTACGCTTTGGGTTCGGACGATACCAGATGAGACAAGCTTAATCCATGAATATCAATGAGTTTTCCACTCCCAACACGTCTCAATACGTTTCATACGAAATCGCGGGAAAACTCACTTTTAATCAGAGGGTCGATGGTTCGAATCCATCTGGGCTCACCAATTTGCTACAAATCTGCGAGCCGCTCATTTTGCCCCGCCTGACTCACATCGGCTACGCGGTCCACTCGCTTTCGCCAGGCGGATAGGCCGTGCTTGTCACATCCGGTACGCTGACCGGCCAACTGAGGGCGGTGTCCCCGATTTTTTCGAAGGAGACCACCGTCATCAGAAAACCAACATGGAAGGGAGCAAAGTTTATCGTGGAGTGCAGCTTGCGGGCGACCATTGAGCATGGCTCGCCCATCTCCGATTCGAGGATGCGAAATCCAGTTGCAGGATTGAGCAGACCCTGAAACGCATGCTTGGAGAATCGGAAGAAATCCCAAGGCTCATCGTGCATGGGCCACGCCTGCGGAGTTATGAAAAGCCCGATTGCTCCGGACGACATGACCTTGTTCAACTCGATGATGAACTTCCATGGCATGATAAGGTGTTCCAGAACGGAAAGGGCCATGACCGCGTCGAACTTTCTGGAGGGAAAGATGCGGGATAATTCGTGCGCATCGCCGGCTACATCGACGTTGGGCCCTTCCAAGACGTCGAGGCCTGTGTAGTGCCAGGCGGCCGGCAGCAGATCGCGGCGAGTAATGCCGGAGCGAGCGCGCGAGCCAATCTCCAGGAAGCGGCCCGGCGGTCTTTGTTGAATGAGATGGAGGAAGCGCGAAAATATCGCGTGGGTCTCCTCCGATGAGGGATTGCCCAGCCCGCCGATAACGCCCGGTTCACCCTCTGCGAAGATCACCTTGAGTTTGGAACCTACGATCTCTTCCGAAGATGCTGCCGTGGTTATGAACTCATCGAAACGAACGGCTTGAGCGGCTGGGCCGAAGCCCTTCGCGGCGACATCGGGGCTGGAAAGTCCGTAGCTGCGGATTTCAACGGGGTCGCGGTTCTTCACGAGGAGATGCAACGCCTCAATAGGGCGATTCTGGCAGAAAGCCCATCCTGCGAGGTGAATGGAATTGTTGAAATACGAGAAATTTTCGACCGCAAATTGAAGGCCGGATGATTCACGCTCTATCATGTGCGCTCGCATGGTTCCTCAGGCTCGTGTGAAGCTGGGGCTAATCGTGGCGGCGGTGAGCACCCTCGCGATTGATGGTCCTCACGCCCTCGCTAATGCCGGGACGAAATTCGGGCATTCATAGGCTTGAACGCCAATACGATTGGCTTGGTAGCCATTTTTCAGAATGGACTGCCACCAGGTCTGATTTTCGATATACCAGAGCACGGTGGCCGCCAGCTTTTCTTCGAAATTCTCCGGACTCGTCCAGCCGAGCTTACTCTCGATTTTTTCCGGATCGATTGCGTAACGCCGGTCGTGCCCTGGGCGGTCCGCCACAAGGGTTATAAGCTCCCTTCGCGGCGAGCGCGAAAGGGGCAGGAATTCATCCAGAAGATCGCAAATCGTTTCGGCCACCTGGAGATTTGTTCGCTCATTTCTCCCTCCGATATTATAGCTTTCGCCTATGGAACCATGCGCGAGCACATGCAGGAGGGCCCGCGCGTGATCCTCGACATAGAGCCAGTCCCGCACGTTTTGCCCATCCCCATAAATGGTGAGCGGCTGCTCCAGCAGACCCTTGATGATCGTATGCGGTATGAGCTTTTCAGGGTGATGATAGGGTCCATAATTATTCGAGCAATTCGTTATCAGCACAGGCAGTCCGAAGGTGTGATGCCAAGCCCTGACAAGATGGTCAGCGGCAGCCTTACTCGCGGAATAAGGAGAATTGGGCCGGTATGCGCTTTCTTCGGTGAAGGCGCCCGTGGCGCCAAGGGAGCCGAACACTTCATCGGTCGAAACATGGAGAAAGCGGAAGCTACCGGCCTGCGCGCGCCTCAACCCGGTCCAATAGCGGCGCGCCTCCTGGAGCAAGGTAAAAGTGCCCATGATGTTGGTTGTCATGAATACCAGCGGGCCGTCGATCGAACGGTCGACATGGGTCTCGGCCGCGAGATGCAGTACCGCGTGAGGCCTAAACTCGTCGAAGGCCTTTCGCACTGCCGCGGGATCGGCAACGTCCGCCCTGAGAAAGCAATAGCGCGGATTTTCTGAAGCGGTTGGAATTGAGCCGAGATTCGCCGCGTATGTGAGGGCATCCAAGTTGAGAATGCGATGGCTCGTTTCCTGAAGAATGAGGCGGATCAGCGCGGAACCGATGAAGCCGAAGCCACCAGTTATCAGCAAGCGTTGCGCTTCCATTGTCATGCCACCTTCGCAAGGCTGCCGGCGCTGCCGCCAAAGAGCTCCGGTGCAACGTTCGGCAATGAAAGCAAATATTTCCCGTAGCTGCTTCTTTCGTAGCGCCGGGCCGTCGCGAGGAAGGCATCGGCGGTGATGTATCCCAAACGCAGGGCGATTTCCTCGGGACAGCAGATTTTCAGCCCCTGCCTATGCTCCATGACCTGCATGAAGTGAGCGGCTTCGAGCAGCGATTCATGCGTGCCCGTATCAAGCCATGCAAACCCCCGTCCCATGATCTCGACATGGAGATCGCCGAGGCCGAGATAGGCTGAATTTACATCGGAAATCTCAAGTTCGCCTCGCGCCGAGGGGCGCAGAGACTTGGCAATCTCCAATGCTCGCTTATCATAAAAATAGAGCCCCGTGACGGCGTAGTTCGACTTCGGATGTTTTGGCTTCTCTTCAATCGAAAGAGCGGAACCCCGGCCGTCGAGCTCGATTACGCCGTAACGCTCCGGGTCTCTAACGGCATATCCGAATATAGTAGCCCCGGCGGTCCGCGCGCTTACCTTCGCAAGCAGCTCCTGCAGTCCATGCCCATGAAAAACGTTGTCGCCGAGGATCAGGCAAAACGGCCCGTCCCTGACAAAATCCTCGCCAATAAGAAGAGCCTCCGCAACCCCGCCAGGACGATCCTGCTTCGCGTAGGTGATCGACAGTCCGTAACGGGATCCGTCGCCTAATAGCTGCGCAAACGCAGGCAAATCCCTGCGGGTCGAAATCAAAAGCACATTTCGCACGCCAGCAAGCATCAACGTGCTGAGGGGGTAATAAATTAGCGGTTTATCGAAGACGGGAAGCAGCTGCTTTGAAACAACCGCCGTTGCTGGGTAGAGCCGCGAACCGCTACCGCCCGCCAGAAGAATTCCGTTCATAAGTGAGACACTCGACTTGCCAGGATTCTGATACGGCTGTACTCCAGCTTCTTGCTACTATTAGTAGTTGTTTAAGACTGCCGCAACCTGAAATACACCGTGGCATGTACAAGCTGGGGACAACCGAAAGTTGCGAGCGTGGCGGAAGTAACTTCCGCAGGCATAGAAGAAGTGAAAACATCGGCATCCACCGAAGCTCGCGGCCGCCACGCCTTTCATGCTGGAGTTTATGCGTCCGCGGGACTCTCAGAGAACGCCGTTCGTTGGTTCTCCGCGGCCTCCAGCTTCTATAGGACGGCCCGGGAACAAGAGGCGGAGAACGTCTTCGACGCAATGCGGGGCAACACGCGGGAGCACCGTCCATGACCTCTATCGGTATTGTGGTGGTTACCTTCAACAGCGCGCAAGTTCTGACAGCTTGCTTGAATAGTATTCCCATGCCGCGCAATCTCGTGGTCGTCGACAATGCCAGTCGCGACGATTCGGTCGCCATTGCCCAAAAATTCGGGGCGCAAATCCTGCGCAACAAGAGAAATCTCGGTTTTGGCGCCGCTTGCAATCTGGGAGCGGCGCTTTCAACGGCCCCCTATGTCTTATTTCTCAATCCCGATGCGGTGATGGCGGATAACGCGATTTCCGAGTTGCAAAAGGCGATCGAGCTATATCCAGCGGCCGGCGGTTTCGCTCCGGCAGTAAATATCATCGGCAGCACACGATCTTTCCGGAAGACTTCCTACGTCCAGGATCAAGGCAGCCGGTATATCGCCGATGCCGAGGCGCCTAAGAGCTACGCGGAGGTCGATTTTATCGACGGCGCGGCATGTCTCTATAACCGCGATTTATTTTTGAAATTGGGGGGCTTCGATGAAAGCCTGTTTCTTTATTTCGAGGACGACGATCTGAGTTACAGAATGAGACAAAGCGAGAAGAAACTTATCTATGTTCCTCAAGCGCTCATTCTGCATAAAAAGAAAGCTTCTTCGGGCCGGAGAATAGACCTGGTTTATAAGCGATCCTGGCATGAGACAGCGTCGAGACTGAGGTTGAATAAAAAATATGATATTCATTGTGACATCAACATGGAAAGGAAGAGGGCTCGAATTCGACTAATGCGAGCACTGATTACGCTAAATCCGTATAAGGGGCTTCGATATCTAGGGACTCTAAGAGCACTCTCCGCATTCGCGGGCAAACAGAAAACCTATGTGCCGGAGAGGCCTCTGCCGGCCTATAACTTTGGCGACCGATAGCCGTCCGCGTGCACCGTGCCGCGTTGCAACACATCCGTCGCGCGCGAGGCCAGAAGAATGTGAGATTACATTTTCTAATGATTGGTTGTTATAGCGCTCTCAATTGAGCGGTGGACGAAGCTCGCGATCTCGGTTGGTGACAAATGCAATCTGTTAATATTCTCGATTCATATATCAGAACGGCTCCATCCTCTCAATCCATGATCGATTTATTTAAGGGGGAGTGGTCGTCGGCGATGCCCTCCGGCTCTGGCCTTCAAACACAGCCTGGATTTGCAGGGCTTTTCGAGGATGCGCGCATCGACTGGGCCGCGTCCGTTTTGAATGGCTTCCAAGGTGAAAATATTTTGGAACTCGGACCCCTTGAGGGTGGACACTCTTATATGCTGCAGATGAAGGGAGCAGACAGGGTCACTTCGATTGAGTCTAACTCACGCGCCTTCCTTAAATGTCTGATTATTAAGGAGATCTTTAAACTAAACAAGGTGGAGGTCTTGCTGGGCGATTTCGTTGAATATCTAAGGAATGATCCGCCTGAATACGATAGCCTAATTATGTCTGGAGTTTTGTATCACATGACTAATCCGGTGGAATTGCTGAGATTGGCAAGCCGCGTATCCAAAAAGCTGTTCATTTGGACCCATTACTTCGATCCAGACATACTGAAAGGAAAGGAACAGTTTAAGGGTGAAACGATCGATATTGATGGCGGGCGGTTTTCCGGCTCCAAGCGACATTACGCCGATGCTTTGGACTGGCCGGGCTTTTGTGGCGGTAGTTCCGAGTACGCAATTTGGCTCGGCCGCGATGAGATTCCCGGTCTCTTGCATCAACTTGGATATAACCGGCTAGAGATCGGCTTCGATCACGCGGATCATCCTAACGGCCCGGCATTTGCGATTTGCGCCGTTAAGGGATGA